TGGCTCTGCACCGGCGGAGAGATCGTAGGCAAGGCAGGTGCGACGCTAATGTCAGGACATAGAGGTACAACTTACCTCAACAGTATCTTGAATGCTGCATACGTCAGGTGTGCAGCACCTGAGCTGTGGGGAAAGATATACTCTCTACACACTGGTGACGACGTCGTTGCAACAATGCCAGGTTTCGACAGCGCAACACGACTCTTAGATGCAATGCGCACAGCTGGTTGTAAACTTAACCCGCTTAAACAGAGCATCGGGGAGCATTGCACCGAGTTCCTGCGGCTAGCCATGGGCCCACACGAGGCTTATGGGTATGTTGCACGGTGCATTTCATCGCTTGTGAGTGGCAATTGGGTCACGGACAGAGCGATGCGGGCAGCGGAAGCAATAGGATCGCTAACCTCATCAGTACGAGCTTTGATCAACAGGTCAAAGAATGAAGAGGCATGGCGGTACTGTGTGACAGCTGCGAACAGGCGGACCAGCCTCAAACGCCGGACAATAGCGTTGCTATTGTCAGGCCGGGCCGCCTACGGAACGGGGCCCACCTTCGGCGGCGTCGGAGGTGAGCTATTGGAGATAGAGGTGACAGACACCCACAGCACAGCATTAGACGTTGAACGGAAACGGCTACCTGCTAACGCTGTGAGTGACTACCTGACGTACAAGGCAACGCCGGTGGAGCGCCTTGCTATGTCCGCAACTGGTTCATCTGTTAAAGGAGCGATGTTAGACGCGTCATATGCGAAAAGTCTGACAGCCCAAACAGGACATCAAGTACGGACATATGCACAGGCCGCATTCACATGGACAGATTTGCCAGTGGGTAGCGCCCTTATGGACGATGTCTGGTCTCAACAACCACGGTCAGGGGTGTTGAGTAAGTACCCTCTATTGCACCTAATGAAGGACAAGCTCAAAGGACATGTTCTTCGTGAAGTGCTGCGTGCAGTCGGTGCACCTACAGGCGGTGATCCCCAAGTGACAGCATGGGGATCCGAGGGCCATGGGTGTCGCATCGTCGGTACGATCCCGTACTCTGACGCGAGCACTGTGTCGAAGCGCACAGGCTGCGGTGTCGTGTACGTGTCATACCAAGTCTACATGTAGGCATGGTTGACGTTAATTAAGTGTGTGACCGCACACGCAATTGTGGAGTAGCG